ATCTGATTCGATATATCGGATCCGAATCAATACCGCCGACGTTTACCGTTGATAAACTTTCCGCAACTACCGGCGAAGTAGTTCGCGGCCCGCTTACCGATTTGATCGGTACCGCGGCCGTAAAACAGTATCGGGATTTGTTGCTCGAGGAGGGAGTTAACATCCGGCAACGGTACGAGGAGGAGGAGCCGGCGCTCCCGTTAACAGTTGTCGGATTCGATCCGTTACCGGCAACGCATCCGTACGAGGTCGCCGAGCTAATTGTCAGATTTATAGCCTATTCTGTTTGGTCTATTTACGTAAGTAAATCGAACGTAATCAGCACTGATAGCGGAATGGTTACGAAGTTAAACCCGGATAGCGAGCGGATCTCCGATCGGCAACGAACCGATATAAGTTCGTATTACCGGGCTCTCGCTGAACTTGAGGGTATCAAGCTCGGTAACATTAATCGGCCCGGTTGCCGGCCGAACGGCGGCTCGTTCGGTCAACCCTCCGTAAGTGTTTCTCGGCCGCGAACCCGGCCTCGCCTGGGCAAATAATTATTAGATTTTTATGGGCGTTACAAATCCCGTTTACGCGCCGCTCCTCGATCCCGCCTTACCCGAAACCGTCCGGTACGTTGACGTTTGGGGAGGCCGCGGCCGAGGCGGCTCGTACTTCGTTACGGATTACTTTCTCGACTGCTTGATCTCGCCGGTATACTTTCGCGGCTACTTTATGAGGGCCGTCTTTAATGATATTCGCGATTCCCTTTGGCGAGATCTAAAGGATCGAATCGAGGAGCGTATCGAGGCCGGTACCCTCCTCCCGAACTTCGTAAAACTTACCGACGGCAAAATGATTGCATCTTGCCCCTATACCGGT